ACGAAAGAAGTCACTCATGCGAGTGACTTCTTTTTTTATTGTTTTGGAGGAAGGGATATAGTGCAGGCTATCCTTTTTGGTTGGATAAGATATATTGGTTCATATTTCGTTACGATCCGGTGAATTGAATTCAGTGGGGCAGTTGGAAGTACGTCACAAACAGATCGGATATCCAAATCAAGAATTTCTGAGTTTATTCAACAGGATGTTCTATGAAAATTCTCGTATTTTATGTTGACAAACAGTACTTCAATATGGTAATATTATTCTTGCGTTTGAGAGTTAGACGTGAACTCATTATCCGGAGAGATGGCCGAGCGGTTGAAGGCACCGGTCTTGAAAACCGGCGATGTGAAAGCATCCGTGGGTTCGAATCCCACTCTCTCCGCCAACTGAATTTTTCCATCGACCTGCGGAAGTACCCAAGAGGCCGAAGGGGCTCCCCTGCTAAGGGAGTAGGGCGTGTAAAAAGCGCCGCGGAGGTTCAAATCCTCTCTTCCGCGCCAACAGCGAGAATGCTTGATTTCTCAAGCATTCTCGCTGTTTTTTTGCTTTCTTTGACCTGAACCGAGAATCAGTTTTGGTGTCATTCAAAAACAATCGAAAAGATTTTATAGGTAACATTGTAGTGTACAAGCCTATGCTCGTTGTAGTGTACAAATAGTGTACATCTATTTCGAAAAGAAAGACGGGGCCCAAATCGGGCCCAAAATCGGGCACCGCCTTTTCTTTACTTAGATCTTGCAATCATTGCGATAACTTCCTGCCGTGTGACAAGGCCCTTCGGCGCGGTTCCATTTACGATGCCGGCATCATGTGCTGCCTTCCATACCTCCGCAGCCCATTCGTCGACAGGCAGCTGCGCGCGCTTGGCGAGGTATGTATCCATCATCTCATCGAACTTATCCTGATTCATATAGTCGTACTCCTCCATTTGGGGCGGGTATTTGCCCGCCAGAATCATGCTGCTGCTGTAGCGCCCGTTTGCATCCCACTGGAAGTGCGGACGGTCAGGAAAGCTCCGCCAGTCGCCGCCCCACGAGAAACCAACCTGCTTGCCGATTTGTCCGCAGCGGGCGAAAAAATCGGCGTCATCGTATGCATGTCCGCTTACATTCTTGCAAATATCAAAGGCCAGTCCGGCCTTGATGCCGTGGAACGTCGGCTTGGTCGCCTTCTTGCTGGCTGTGCCGCGCCGCACGCAGTCAAGCTGGTACTCTTCATCGCGCACCGTCTCGGTCACCTTGACAGGAAGACCGGCATCGTGGCACATCTGCAGAAAGATTTCGCAGTTTGCTCGCACGTCGGCGCGCAGATATTTGAGGTCGTCGGTCTTAAACATTGTCTCTGCTCTTTCCGGCGAGCCCGTGCAGGTGCTTCAGGAGATCCTCGTAAAGTCCGTCATATCCGTTCATCGCGACGTAGGCAACAATGCCGCCGATAGCGACGCCGCCGGCGATCCAGTACCAGGTCATCGCTGTACCGGTGATATCGAGGTAGGCAATCGTTGCGAGCAGTGTGAGCAACTCTGCTACAATCGGGGCGACCACTGCTGCATGATCGGCGAAGGGAGCTCCAAAGCCCTTAACGATGTTGGTAAAGATGTTTGTCAGCACGACCAGTGCGGGGATCAGCGCAACAAATACCAGGTTGATGATCATTTCAAAATCCATATCAAATACCTCCTTCTGTGTCGGTCAAGCCGACGCTTGTTCCAAAAAACTTGTTGTTGTTATGCTCAAAGATGTTGGAGAGAACCTTGCCGCCCAGCGTGACGGTGAGGGCCTTGAGTGCTGGCTCCGAAAGCTCGGTGAGCGTGTAGACCTGCCCGAGGATCACCATGGAATAGATGGCCATGGCATAGCTACAGGAGATCCACGCAATACATGCCCAGAGCGTGACGACAAATAATTGCCTCGTCACGCTTGCTGCCTGCGCCCTGGTGATGCCGTCGAGCCCGCGACGACAAATTACCCACCCAAGCAGAAAACCCGTCACAGCGGCTCCCAGAGCCGCCAGAACGATGTATTTCATCATGCGGCCTCATCACCGCCCAGGATGGCGTGAATGCCTCGCTTGGTTAAAAACTCTTTCTGTTCGTGCTTGACCTGCGAAGCGTAGTTGAGCGCTGCGTGCATATCCCCGTTGCAATGCGCATCAGGAATACGCTGTACGGCCTTCGCTGTGGCTTCTCCCAGCGCAACGGAAGCCCAATTCCCTTTGATGAGTTCAAGCATGAGCTGCTCCTGAAGTTCCTGCCGTTCCTGCATCTGGGCGCGCTCTTGCTTGTCTCGCTTGCGGTCGCGTGCTGCGACCGCTTCAATAATGGCGACGATCACCATGGCCGCCGCTGAGATGATGCTTGCTGTCATAATCATTCCTCTTTAATCACGATGCAATTTTTGACTTTAGCCTGTATAGCTTTGATACTATCTTGCGGCTGACCTTGTTGCAAAAGCCGCTGACCAGCGAACACAAGCGCGTATAGATATAAGCACTGCGGTGCTTGACCTGAGATTGCCTGCTTTCCTCCAGCAGCGCTGAGAGCAGCTTGCTCTGTCCGACAAGCCCATGAAAAGGCGTTCTCCACAAGCGAGCATAAAACCTTGTTTTTGAGGGGAATTGAATCAGCGGTGGCACATACTGGAGCGATGCGGCTGCATTTTCTTCGCAGGACTCCATTTCAAACGAGGGCCATAAACTCTGCTCCGGATAACGATCATGTACTGCCGGAGAAATCCCAGCCGTGTCACGCCTTTGAAGCTGCATTATATTTGCGCGCCGCGCCGCCTCCTGCGCATACTCGGGCACGAGAGATTTGATCTCCTGCTGTTGGTATAGGGTCCACAACACATCGCCTATTGCGCTGAGATCAAGCACTCCGCATTGGGCTGTGGCAGGGTAGCATCCCTGAATGCGTATGGTAGCCCGCTCCAGTGTGCGGCAAATGGACGATTTGTCAACGTTGAGAAGCTTGCCGATGTTTTCCATGGTGAGCCACTCACCGTAGTACAAATACATGTACACAGACTGTCTTTCGGTCAAACAGCCGAGCAGCTTCTTTGCCGTTTCCGGATCAGTGAGATCTATTCCCGAGTTTTCCTCCGAGTCGCTGCCAGACTTATAGTTCTGCTCTTCAAATTGTGCGAGATCCCGAATGCACTGGTGAGCACGGCTCAGCGTTCTGGACACCGTGCTTTTATCTTCAGAATCTTTGCAATTTCTGTTGCCCGTTTTCCCTCCATGGAGAGTTCAAGCATCTGCTGCTGCCGATCACTGCAGATTGCTTTCCCGCGTTTGAGCGCGCGGATCAGACGAGCTTTTTTACTGCCGTCATCAAGGCCGACGCCAAGCTCCTCCCAGCGCATTGTATTTCCCTCAATATCAGCGAAGGTGACGTGATTGCGTTCGAGCCAGTTGAAGGTACCAGTACCGTCAGCGCTGCGGGCTTCAAAACTTGTGACCCTGCTTTTGGGCGCTGTGCGTACCCTTTCAGCAGGCGGTCTGGCCGCATCTTTTCGCTCGAGCGCTTCCTGATACATTTGATACAGGATCGAGTACGATTGGATGCAGCGTGCTCACAACATACTCGATGGAATTTTGCTCGTTGGAACCGTATGCCTGTTTTCCCTCATTCAGCTTGTAGAGCGGCACGCCGAAGTAGCGGGCAATGTCCTTAACGGAGATCTCCTTATTTTCCACAAACTGCGCATCGCGGTTCGAACTGGCGATGCTCGTGTATTTGAGACCGAGGTCGAGGATCGCTGTGCGGTGTGCATTGCTCGGGCCAAGGTGGACCTTTTCCCATTCGCTGCGCAGCTGATCCTTCAGCGTCACAACAGATCCGTCAGGGCGGGTCAGTACGCCGCCGCGCTCGTTCTTTGCATAGCCACCGAGATCGGCCTCTGTTTCCAGCACGCCGCCGGGCTGGCCGCCGTTTTGATAGTATCGGCACGGTCGCAGTGGCTTCTCGCTCACGGGCTATCACCTCCGGAAAAACAAAAAAGCCTGCGCCGACACAAACTGCTCTCGCAGATCATGTGGCGCAGGCTCTCAGGCACAGGCACTCGTCGATATTCACGATGGACTCTTTTCCGCAGACCTTGCAGTACACGGTCAGCGACCGCGCTCGGGTCTCGGGATTGAGCCGAAGGACTTTTCCTCGACCGCATCGCGGGCAAAGGAGCCATCCGTTCTTTGTGTCCAGTTTAGCAGTCTTTTCGCTGTTTTGCAATGCCTTTTCCTCACTTTCTGTGGGTTGTCCGTAAATATTCATAAGGTTTCAAGAATAAGAAATCAATATCTAAAATAAAAGCACTATTTTTAATAGCTCAAATACTTGCTGTATGAGTACACGCCCCAGTCGCTTTTTACCTCGTTGTACTCGAGTGGCAAGATAACCGCATCCCGCGGGACGTAGATGCGGCCAGTCTTGCTGGTCTTAACCTCTGGCAGCGGCACTTTGGGCTTGAGCGTCCGCGATGGCCCCCACGGATGCTGCCCGACTTCTGGCCGTTCCTTGGTAAAATATCGGGCGAGCCTGCGATATCCATCCTCTTGCAGGATCTTCTTCTTTGTGTATGGCACGTCGTAGGCCTCGCCCCAGTCCCACAGCCGCCGCACGAGCACCGCAGGATACTCGCTGTTGCGCAGAAAAACGTGGATGTGCAGGCTGTCATGCAGCCCCTCAATGCGGTAAACGTAGTCAAATGGCTTACCGCTGCCCCAGCGTTTGAGGCGCTTGAGGTAGGTGTCCCAGATCTGCTGTACATCTTTCCGGCTCTCCGGCAGATTCTCTGGCGCGAATGTCAGCGAGTGGAAAACTCCGTCGTACTCAAAAAGCGCGAGCCGCAGTTCCAGCTTGTCGACGGTCGTACGGCTCATCGCCGGCCCGCAGCGAGAGCGGATGCACTCGCCGTTCTTCCGCAAAAAGTACGCACGATCCGTCGAAAACACCTTGACCAAAGGCCCCGCCCGTTGCTTTACAATGCAATATTCATCCATACAGATGACTTCCCAACATTCCGGAAACAGCGCCGGTCATATCGCCCTCAATAATGGTATTTTCCAGCTGCTTGTAGTAGATCCTCAAAAATTCAACGTATAATCTGTTCATAATTCGTATATGCGAAGTGCTTCCGTCGCACGCGTCCGCCTCCCGCACTGCGGCATTTCTATCAAAGCCAATGCTCATCAGCAACTTAATCATACGTTTTCTTTTCATTCGGCGCACCCCAGTTTTCTCTTCACCCACGCCCACAGATTCCGCCACGGGTGATCCGACCGCCATCTACAGACTGATGCGAGATGCACGGATGACTCTTGCTCACATGTCAAATCATGCCGCAGCACTGCCATTGTCTGATACTTAACACTTGCTTTCGTGCAGTAGATGTAGCACTTGAGCGGTGTATCCAGCTTTGGCCGCGTCTTGCGCACCTCAATGGTCTTTTCGCCTCTGACGATCTTCTCGCACCACTTCGGGCGAATGCTCAGCATAACAGCCTTACTAATTCTTCATCGCCTCCAATGCTTTCTCCGCCTCCTCGCTGGTGAGAAATACGGTCTTGCCAAAATCGGAAAACCGATAAAACCTTGGGGCCATTGGCGCGTATTGTACTGCAACGCACCATCCGTCAGTGTTCGTTTCGATCCATTTTGCCACCATCGGCAATATGGTCTTTTCCCCGTGGAATCCGTACACAACATCGCCCACCTTGCACGGCGGCACCACCAGCCGACCGGCAGCCTGTGCCCTTATCAATGGGTCAACTACCTTGTGGTACTCATCCAATGTGTGCCGCATTGCCGTGATTTCCTCCGGCTCAAGCCCCGTGTCCTCGAAGGCGGCAAGACGGTCCATCATCTCTCGGACACCTGCGGGTTCAACCTCGCATGGGATCTGTCCGGTCGAGTAAGGATTTTTCGCGCCAACGTAGACCACAACGCCGTTAATCTTTCTTGTCAGTCGTTCCATCACTCCACCTCCTGATCCCAGAACTCGCGGTGGCAATCAGAGCACACCCGGTTTGAACAATTCCCGTATCTGATCCTGCAATCAGCAGAAATGCGTTTTGGGCATACCATCAAGTACCCATATGTGTCAATTTCCGCCTCCGGCCACTGCTCAAGAAACACGCTCTGCCGCGTCTTGCGCGGGTGCTCCTTTGACCACTTCTCGACTTCGACAAGTATCCTTTCACAATCACCGTTGGTTATACTACTGATGCTTGTGCAGGGATGATCATGTAACGGGCAACCGTCGCAAGAAGTCCCAAAAGATTCGCACATTCTCTTGCGCTCTCTCAAAAATTCCAACGCGTCCATGCTCATTTCATTTTCCTCGGCCCATAGCCTAACTGTCTGATCTCCGGGTAGCGCTCTGCAAACGGGTAAAACTGGTTGTCCCCGATATAGCTGCGCGTTGCCCGGTCAAGCTTTTCCTGATACACGTCCGATTCCTCGGTGCTCAACATTGCCGGGAAGTAAGCGTCATACGTCTCGCCCCACTTTTCCGCGAGGCGGCTGAGGCGGTCATAGCCCCAGCCAAAGTCCTCGTGCATCGTGATCAGCAGCGTGTCCAGCATGTACTGCTTCATCGTCCGCTGCATCACGTCCAGCAGCACTTGCGTTCTCCCGTCTCTCTGCTGCAAATACCCGGATCGCTTCATTTCTCTCCTCTCTGTCTCTCGCTGATCAGAAGCCAGCTGTCGCACTTGCACTCGACGATATCCTGCACCGAGATCCCTGCGTCGGTCGAAACAAATGGGTACTGATCGTTCGCGCCCCCGCCGCACCGCGCCGTCAGATAGGCGCTGCCGCCCAGCCCCGTGGGATAGCTCAGCACGACCAGCGCGCCCTCCTCCGGCCAGTGCTCCGCGTCTAGCGGCGACCATCCCGGCGAGCTCACCGTCTTGTCCGGCGACGAGTCATCCGGATGTATAGTCCAAAGAAGCACCTCGTCCCAGTCAGTATAGCCGCTTTTTAGCCTGCCGTTGATGTATTCATCATCGTCGACGATTCCGCTTTCTTCGATGAAAACAATATGTGCGCCGTTTGGCGGCTCAACGTCTGATTCATACCATCTGAGCGCAAGCAGCTCTTCGTTTCGCTCTTTTTTTGACTCGGTCTTTTCGCGGGTTTTACTTGCTTGCACTGGCCCATCCTGTACACTCATCACCTTGGTTGGCGCAGGATCATCGGTCAGACCGCAGAGGTAGTCCAGCGACACGCCCAGCAGGTCTGCGACGCGCGTAAAGCAGTGGATGTCGTCGAGATAGCAGTTGTAACCATAGGGCAGCTTTGTGTTGACTGCGTATTTCGCCTC